ATACTACGTTTATTGATGGTGAAATTTCGATTGGTATGAATTGTGAAAGTACGGATTGGGATTTAGCTTTTAAACGTATGATGAAATTTAAACATTTCATTAATGGTGATTATTCGAATTACGATAGTACATTACCGTTTTGGATATGTGAAATGATATGTGATGTCATTAACGAATGGTATGATGATTGCGAAGAGAATAAGCGAATAAGACGAGCTTTGCTCATTGCTTGTTTTGCTGGCTATCATATTTCTGAAGACATAGTACATTTCTTTCGTCAAGGAAACCCTTCTGGTTGTTCTTTGACGTCTGAATTTAATTGTCTAGCAAATATGATTTTAATTCGATACGCATATTTAAAAGCATTCGGAACGTTAGTATCTTTTCACGATGACATTTGTGCAAAGTTTTATGGCGATGATAATTTGGTCGGTGTATCAGATTTTGCAAGTAGTAAATTAAACATGATTACTTATGAAACGTACATGGCTGAATTAGGAATAACTTATACTAGTACAACAAAGAAGGACATCAAAATGCCTGTTGTATTTCAGAGTGACTTAAGTTATTTAAAACGCACATTTAAAAACGATGCCAAATATGGTTTGATAGCATTAATGGACAAAGATGTTATTTATAATATCTGTAGATATTGTGAAGGTGACATTAGTCCAACAAATTTATTAAACCAGGCTGACAGTACAATGAATTTTATGTGGTCGTATGGTCGAACAGAATTTAATAAGGTGCGCAATGAATTACTTCGATTGAACGCACAAGTTGAAGAAGCTTATCGTTTTGATGGCTCACGTTTGAAATCATATGACGACATTACTATGGATCGATACGGCCCGCAGGTATTGGACAACGATCGTATTGTTCAACTAATCAACAAGTTGAAACAATAGTGCGTTAATCTGACTGCTGTAGAGATACAATAAATCGGTTGAACTTCAGGATAATATTGATGCGTAAACTCCTGTCGTACGTAATGCATTTCTCAAACACCTATCTTTATGATGAATACTGGATCTAGCTCAACTAGTGTCACTATACCCAGTACAACAGTAAGTCAATTCAATGTACAAGAAATCATTGGTGACTTTGAAACTAGTATAATTAGTACGCCAATAAGTTTTAGCTTTTTGATGCGTACTGGCAATTCGGACATAACGTTAACGCCTGGTATGACTATGAGTCAAATACAAATAGCAATCATAGCAGCTGGTGTTACCATTAGTGCAACTAATTATATAACGTTGTTGCCCGATCAAAGGCCATTGGTAGTTATTGGTTTAGCAAAAGATTTACCAGTACTTGGTCCATTATTAGGTTTAGAAGCTCCGGAATCTTGTATTTCTGGAAATTCGTTTTCCTATCCAATTAATGGATTAGTATTCCCATTACCAATGGCAATCGATAGTGAAACACCATTACTATCAATATCGATGAACACCCAGACGGTTGTTGCTAACACAAAACCGAATTTCTGGAATACGAATAATCGTTACAATGCAATTGACCAACCGATCACAACGATCACAGTTGGAGTGATGTCTCCTTACGGCTTTCCTTTGAGCTTGCTCACGAACGTCGTGGTAGTCTTGAAACTCAACTAATTCTATGTAGCCTAACTAGCCGCATCGTCTTATATAATAGTTACAACGAACCCAGGAGATATACCAAACGATTACGAACCAGTAGAAGAGGAAATTACTAAGTTCGTCGATACATTTAGACTAGAACAACAACAGCAACATGAAACGAGTGTGCCACAACACATTGCACTACCAAGTGTAACTTTAACTCGCTTTCTTGAACGTCCCTATCTCGTTGCTTCATTGTTGTGGACGAAGAATAATAATGTTGGTCCATTATTTCAGTACATACCATTTCCGGATGCATTGTACGCTTCTAACGTTCTATACGAAAAGTTACAAAACATCTTTTTTATAAAAGGAGACGTTGAAATAACAATTCGTGTTAATGGGACTGCTATGCACTATGGTCGTTTAATGGCTGGATGGCTACCGCAATCTATGTCATTAGCGCTAAATTATACGGACTATCCTTCGATAGGCTGTACTAATTTTGTGCAAGTTTCGGCTACGTCACAAACTGATACTAAATTTACCGTACCATACCACCAATATGTTAATAAACAAATTATTAGTGGAGATAAAAAAGATTGGTTCGCTGTCTATTTATTTGTATCAGCAAAATTAAGAAATTATGATGGTGATGATGTAGCCTCGATTGGAGTTTCAATATTTGCAAGATTTGTGAATTTATCTTTAACTGGATATACTTATGAAGGTAATAGTATGAAACCTCAATCCAACGAAGCTGGTATGCTAACTGGCTTGAAACAAGTTGTTGCTAAAACTGACAACATATTTCAAAAAGCATCTTCTGCAGCGAAAGCTGTAAAAGGAGCTATTAGCACTGGAGAATCATTAGCATCATCGATTGGTGGAGCAATACAAGGAATCTCAAGCCTGTTTGGGTTTTCTGTACCGCCAAGTTTGGCTTCAATAACGCCTGCACAAGTAGTTATGCCACGATTTATGCAATATGCTGACAGTCCAAATACATTAATGGTCGGTACGTCACAGAAAGATCAAACTGACGTTGACCCTGCATTAGCAATGGGTGTTCCGAATGATTATATGATAGCAAATTATATATCGCGCCCGTGCCTTGTAGGTCAATTTGACGTTACTTCCGAAATGGAAGCCGGCTTTTGTCCTGTTGGACCTTATGCAATAACTCCAATGAATATGATTTACCAATCGAGTGAATTTGCAATAAAGCCTGGAAAAGCTAATTATCCATTACCAATGTGTTATATTGGCACACTTTTTTCCATGTGGAGAGGATCAATAGATTTTCACATTTCTGTTGTCTGCTCACGCTTTCACTCATGTCGGTTACGTATCATGTGGATACCGCAATTTTTAACTGAAAAGCGGCCTTCTCCAGATCAATTCGAAGCTCAAAACGCTTATTCAGTAGTACTTGATGTAACAGCTGAGTTTGAATATTCGTTTCGTATACCATATCTACAAGAAACAGAGTGGTTATACTGTGGTGATTTAGCTCCTGGAGCTATAGCTACACCAGAAGATTCAACTCGCACTACCAATGGTTGGATGTTTATACAGATAGTAAATGAATTAACGAGTGGGGCTAGTAGTGACAAAGTTCAGCCGATAACATTCCAGTTATTCGCTCGCGCTGGTCCGGATTTTGAATTTGGTATTCCCTCAATGATAAATTCGAACAAGTTGGTGTTTGACACTACCCAGTCTAAATTTGAAGAGCACGATCACGAGCGCAAATTTAGCCCACAAATTAATGAGTCTCTAACTGTAGAGTCATTACGAGCAGCCAAATATGAAGTATTCGGGCCAGAAACACAAAAACGTAGGGATAACGTTAATGTGCAAAGCATTATTATATCGTTTAAACAAATGTTAAATATGCTTTCTCCGATGCGATTATTAGAATATACCGAAGTGACTGATGTGTCTTATTATTTTGACTTCACGAAGAAGATCACGCCCCAATTAATAAATGAGGTTTT